AAGAACTACAAGGAAGGCGCCGACACGGTTCTGACCGTGGATTCGCTCTCCCTGGCGATCCAGATGTTCCTGGATCAGGTGGACGCGGACAAGCAGCCCATCAACGTGGCGCCCCGTTACCTGCTGGTGCCGACGGCGCTGAAGCTGCCCGCGCGGGAGATCTTGAACAGCACCATTCTGCTCTCGGTGGGTGCCACCAACAAGCAGCGCATCCCCACCTACAACCCGCTCGCCGACGAGAACCTGGAGGAGGTGACCAGCCCCTACCTCTCGAACGCGAACTATGCCGGGGCGAGCGCGAAGGCGTGGTACCTGTTCGGCGATCCGGCGGTGATCGACACGTTCGAGATCGGGTATCTCCGTGGCCGTCGCGAGCCGACCGTCGAGCGGGGAGACACCGACTTCGACACCCTCGGCATCAAGTTCCGGGTGTTCTACGATCTGGGCGTCCGGGAGCAGGACCACCGGGGTGTGCTGAAGTTCAAGGGCGAGGCGTAGCACAGTGCCTGTGCGCGCAGTATTGCTGACGCACAAACGATAGCCCCATTCCGCCCGCGCGTCTTCGCCGCGGGTCATCAACAACCGAATCGGAGGATAACGCATGAACGCGATTTTCAAACAGAAGGGCGACTCCATCGACTACACCCCGGGCACCGACGTGGCGTCGGGTGAAGTGGTGGTGCAGGGCGAACTCGTGGGCGTGGCCAAGCTCGATATCAAGGCAGGCAACCTTGGCGCGCTTGCCGTGACGGGCGTCTTCGATTTTCCCAAGGCGACAGGCGCGGGCAGCGGCATGGCCGCGGGCGTCAAGGCCTATTGGGACGACGTGGCCAAGGTCGCAACCGAGGACGCCGCCAGCGGCGCCAACAAGTATCTCGGGAAGACCTGCGCGGAAGCGGGCGACGAGGCCGCCACCGTGCGGGTGCGGGTGAGCCAGTAGGAAGGAGGAACGATGCCGGATGTTCTGGAGAAAGGGCTGGCGTGGCTGGGCAAGATGAACAGCGAACACCGCTCCACGCCCGTGATTTATCTGCGGGACGGACAAGAACTGCCTCTGACGACCACCATAGGCCGTACCGTCTTTCAGACCGCGAGGGACGGCGGGCCGTTCGAAACCAGCGAAGCGCGTGATTTTCTGGTGGACGCGAAGACGCTGATCCTGAGCGGCCAGCCCTTTCTCCCCCGGCCCGGCGACCGGATCGCGGAGGAGCGGGAGGGAAAGCGGTTCGTCCACGAGGTGATGGCGCTTGACGACGAGCCGTGTTTTCGCTGGTGCGATCCGTACCGGATCACCCTGCGGATTCACACCAAGCACATTTTGACGGAGGTTTTGTGATGGACGTAACCGAACTACTGGCCCGACCCGTGATCGAGTACGGGTTCCTTGGCTTCTCCATGGTGCTTCTCGGCATCATTGTCTGGTTGATCCGGCGGCTCCTGGTGGTGCTGGAGCGCAACACGGAGGTCGTGGCACTGAATACTTCCGCCATCAATACGCTTTCCGCCATGACGGCGGACCTGCTGGTCTTGAACCGCAGCCTCCACGACAAGATCATCTCGCGGCCCTGCATCGCCCAGGAGGAATAGCCATGCCTCTCATCGCACAGATCGCCCAGGCTGTGACGGACGAACTAAACGCCTCCGCGATCCTTCCCGGCGTCACGGCCGTGCGCAGCTATGCGCCGCAGTACGAACTTCCCGAGATGGACATCCTGCACGTGACCGTGGTTCCGAAGGGCCTTACGGTTGCCGCGGTGGGGAGAAGCGCCAACCAGTACGACTGCCAGATCGACATTGCTGTGCAGAAACGCTTCCAGACAGACGCGCCCGCCGAACTCGACCCACTGATGAATCTTGTCGAGGAGATCGCCGGATTCTTTCGCTTGAAACGCTTGTCCGCATTTCCGGCCGCGGCGTGGATCAAGACCGAGCATAACCCCATCTTCGCGCCGGAGCACATGCGAGAACTTCGGCAATTCACGAGCGTCATCACCCTGACTTTCAAATTATGCCGCTAGCGGCATAATCGAAGTTATGCTGACTCCCGGATTATGCGGACAACCCGCATTGGAATCCGAATAACGCTGTGGAAAGCAGTATTTGCAGAAAATCGTGTCTACATAATCATGGGCGTTGTCGGGACATGTCGTTCCGGCCTATTCGAAAGGGGATGCCCATGATCAGGCACTTTTTCAAGGAAGACCGCGCCATTAGTCGTTTGCGACGGAACTATTTGTTCGAGTTTTTGCAGGAAATGGCTGCACAGTACCACGAGGAGCGGTACGGATTTCATTATGCCGCCGACAGCATACGCTCTGCCGCCTATTTTGGAAGTTGGCTGAAAGAACACGGGATTCCACCGTCGAAAGTTACCCATACTCATGGCAAGCAGTTCCTCTCACAATTCATAAAGCCATGGAACACGTTCTTTGGCGCAACAAGTCAAAAGCACAATGGCGGACTGCGGGCAGGAGTAACCTTGGTCATCGAGAAGATACACCTGAAGTGGCCGCCGAAACCGAAGAGGCTTTCCAGGATTGAAGGAGAACTTGAAAAATACGCATCTTTTCTTCGCTTCAATATTGGAATCGGTGAGTCAAGCATTCGAAACAGAAGCGTAAAGGGGGTACGTCTATTCTTACAGGCAATATTCATGGATGGCCCAATCCGTCCGAACCGGATAACCCCGATCATGGTTCATGACTATGTCATGATGAAAATGGAGCACTATAAGCCCAAAACCGTACAATGCGCTGTTGTTAGTGTTTTGCGCAATTTCTTCCGCTATTGGGCGTTGCAGGGTCAGAAGACCGAGCACCTGATTGCAGCACTGCCGCTCATTCCCACCTCTCGCCATTGCGTGTCACCGAAGATCATGACTGAGCAGCACCTCAATCAACTATGGGAATCCTTTGACAACACCACGGCAACAGGTCGGAGAGACTACGCGGCCATCCGATGTATGGGCGACCTGGGAATGCGCGCCGCCGACGTTACGCGCTTGAAGATCGACGACATCGACTGGCAGAACTCCACCATGTATGTCGAGAACCGAAAGGGAGCAAAGCCGATCATCTTGCCCCTCACCCAATCCGTCGGAGAAGCTTTGGCCGATTATCTGCGGCACGGACGTCCGGACAGCCGATCACGGTTCATCTTTTTACGCCACCAGGCGCCTTACCGTGAGGCATCGAATTCCGAGATGCTGCGCACGGCCATGTATCGCGCTCTCAAGCGGGCCAAATTGAATGATCGGTATTCCGGCACCCACATACTTCGTCATACAGCAGCTACGCGAATGAGACTTAACCGGGCGCCCGTCAAGGATATCGCCGACATTCTGGGACATAGCTCACTGCAGGCTACGATGATGTATGCGCAGATAGACTACCCCGTGTTGAGAGCGGTCGCGCAGTCATGGCCGGAAGGAGGATCGCGATGAAGGCTCCCTCCTTATCGTCCCGCGTTGCCGAGTATCGCGCCTACAGGCGCCTGCTGGGTTACAAAACAGAACCTGAAAAGCGCGCCTTATTGAATCTCGCGTCTTTCATGGACACGCACGCTCCTGGAGAACCACTCACTGACGGATGGATCATACAATGGTCCGATTCGCGGACATCACGATCTGAAAAAGAGCTTTCCTGGGTTTTGCGTTTTGCGTCATGGCTGACGCTACATGATCCCAGAACCACCGTTTCCGACAACCGTTTGTATCACCTTAAGTCACCGCGCCCCAAACCTTACATTTACGAGCCGGAGGAAATACAGGCGTTATTGTTCCACCTGGCAAACGAAAGGGATTATGTGAATGGGCGTTATCGGCGTCATACATACTCCACCTTGCTGGGCCTGTTGGTGTCGACAGGGTTACGTATCAGCGAAGCGATTTTCCTTGATGACGATGACGTGGACTTGGCCGATGGCCTGTTACGTATCCGCGATAGCAAGTCTGTCCCTCTGCGAACGGTTCCATTGCACGAGTCGGCAACGAGAGCATTACAAGAATACATTGCCATTCGTGATGCCGCACACCCATGCCATACGACTCCCGCGTTTTTCCTGGGCGTACATGGCGGTCGTCTTGATGCAGGCACATTCCGCAATATCTTTCACCGTATTCGCGCGAAGGCTGGCCTTCCCTGGCATGCCCATCACCAGAAGCCGCGAATCCATGACTTTAGGCACACCTTCGCCTGTCGGTATCTGCTTGGCCAATACCAATCGAAACAGGATCTGGATTGCGCCGTGGCTGATCTGGCTGTTTATCTCGGTCACAAGAACGTCAACGATACCTATTGGTACTTGTCGGCCATCCCCGACCTCATGGGAATCTGCGGCGCCCGCTTCCGCCGCTATCTGGATCGACATCGGCGGGGAGGAACGAAATGAAAACAACCTCCTGGACCATAGCCCGTCTGATGCAGACATTCTTCGGCGACTACCTCACGACGCAGCGCAAAATGAGTCCCCATACCGTATCGACATACCGTTATGGGTGGCTCCTTTTTCTTCGGTTCCTCCAAAAGCTCAAAGCCAAGAATCCGTCCACGATGATGGTGTCCGATTTGAGCGCCGATGATTTACTGGCCTTTTTGAACTTCGTGGAGAAAGAGCGCAAAAACAGTGTCAAAACACGCAATGCGCGTCTAGTGGCCATCAGTGCCGCCGTCAAGTATGCCTTGGCGGTTGACCCGACACTTCCACCGGCAGTGCATCGAATTCTATCGGTTCCGCGGAAGAAGACCAGGCGCACGGTCGTTGGCTTTCTGGAGCCAGAAGAAATGGACGCGATACTGGCGGTTCCCGATCTTTCCCGGTGGAGCGGCCAGCGTGACAGAATGCTTTTTGAAACGATGTACAATACCGGCGCCCGCGTATCGGAAATGACCCAGGCGGTCGTATCGAATTTACGCCTGAGCGGGAGCGGTGGAACAATCAGCTTGCGCGGCAAGGGGCGCAAAGAACGCATTTTGCCGTTATGGAAAGACACGGTGCGGCACTTGCGCCAATGGATGCGCATTGCCGCGTTAGACCAGAACGATCCGCTATTCCCCAGCGAGCGTGGAGGCCCGCTGAGCCGCTCCGCCATAGAAAAGCGTTTATCGCGGATCATTTTGGTGGCCAAGGAGAAATGCCCTTCCTTGGCGCAAAAGAAGGTGACCCCCCATATTCTCCGCCACACGACTGCGATGCACATGCATGACGCCGGGGTGGAACTCGCTTCGCTGGCCATGTGGCTTGGGCACGAAAGTATCGAGACAACCAACATATACCTATCCACCAGCATGGAACGAAAGGAGAAGACTCTTGCTAAGTTAAAACCGCGAGACACAAAGGGATTTCGATTCAAAGCGGATGACGATTTGCTTGCGTATCTGTCGGCTCTTTGATTATGCGGACACCGAAAACATGGCCTTCTCTTTTGGCCCGCCGAAATATCGTGTCTATGAAGGGGAAGGCCATGTTTGTCCGCATAATCCGGGAGTCAGCATAATTCAAACTGATGGGATGACGCATGGCCAACAACGTCTTTATGAAACAGGTTGCCGTGACCGAGACGCCGCAACCATTAGGCGACCGGTCCGTCTTCACGGTTGACGTTTCCTGCCCGCCCACGAACAGCGCGCCGGTCTTTTTCCAGGCCAATGGCGGCGACGAGGTGCCGTGGATTCCCTCGGAATGGCACCGGCTGGAGCGGATCCGTTTGTCGGAGATCACGGTTCGGGGCACTCCCGGCGACGTCGTCTCCGTCGTCGGAGGAACCTGGTAAATGCCCTATTATGGCTGCGGTGGCGGGGCATCCGGACACGTTCATCCGAACCTGTCCGTCCTGAACCAGATCACGGCGGCCGGGAACGGGCGGATCGGATCGTTCGATCCGCCTGCGGGGACGGACGACTGGGACGGCTCGACGCCCTCAAACATTCACGAAGCGGTCGCGCGGCTCGCGGCGGCATTTCGGAAACACGCGGGAACACGGGTTCCCGTCCTTGAATAGAAAGGATTTACCATGGCTGACAGGAAAGTGCTGATTGGCGACATTTCCGGCGGGATGATCCGCCACGAACAGGAGGCGTGGGACGTCGGAACCGACCGCGTCGCCGACCCGGCAGGCCGCGTGCTCGCGCTGCAGTCGGAGGTCACCGCGGCGTCTCATGGCATCAAGGGCGCAGTCGATTCCTACGGCGATCTGCCGGACGCTACGACCTTGGCGCTTGGCACCATCTTCATCGTGCGGGAGGGAACGGGCGCTCCGGACGGCAACGGCCTCTACTGGGTGCAGGGCTCGCCCAAGGCATGGGTGTACCTCGATGCCTTGAGTCTGCAGGACGCCTTCGAGGTACCCTATGCCGACCAGTCCGACGACGGCGGCGGAACGAGCGCCTGGAATGGCACGCCTCCGGCCGACCTGAACGCGGCGGTGGACCGCCTTGCCGGGGCGCTTGCGCGGCACCTCGGGACCGGCAAGCCGTAATCCGCTCGAAAAGAAACGAAAGACCATCGACCACGATTACGCCAGCGGCAAAGTTCGCGGAATCGTCCACAGTCACTGCAACCTTGTTCTGGGCAATACCCGAGAGGACGTAAATGTGCTGCTTGGCGCGGTGCGGTATCTCCGCAAACATCACGGCAAGGATACGCATCGATTGAAGTGTCTCGACCTGGACAAGGGGCACGCTGATTTTCTGGAGGTATTGATATGAGCATCAAGCTGGGCATGAACGCGAAACTGTATCGGAACACCGGGGATTATGCCGCTCCGGTCTGGGCGGAGATGCCCAACGTCAAGGATGTGACGTTGAATCTGGAAACAGGGGAGGCGGATGTGACGGTGCGCGGCAACGCGGGTTGGCGTGCGACGTTGGCTACTCTGCGCGAAGGGACGGTTGAATTCGAGGCCATCTGGGACTCGGCTGACGATGGTTTTTCGGCACTTCGACAGGCCTATTTCTCCAACGGAACGGTCGAAGTCGCGGTCATGGACGGCGACATCACGGAAGCAGGAACCGAGGGACTGCGCGCCACCATGTCGGTTACGAACTTTTCGCGCAATGAACCGTTGGAGGAGGCCATCACCGCTTCTATTTCGCTGAAACCGGCGTATGCGGTGAATCCTCCCGAGTGGATGGTGACGAGTTAGGCGATTGGGATTTTGGGTGTTTGGTTTTTTGGCAATACCCAAACGCCCAAACCTCGACCGCCCAAATTCCCAAACGGAGGATCCCATGAAAACGTATTCGTTCGTAAGAGTGATATGCCCGAAGTGCGGCAAGGCGTACGCCATCGCCAAGGGAGCGACCAAGGCTTTCCACTGTCCGGGCCGTAATTGCCGCGAGATGGTGAATGCGGCGGCAGCATCGACCGGCAAACAGGCTGAGGCGTCTTCGAAGGCTCAGAGCTGACGCTCCCCTTCGGCTCGTAAACGAGGAGATTCATGTGAAAACGTTCAATGACAATAGTGGCCGAACCTGGACGGTGTCGCTCAACGTCGGTGCGCTGAAACGCGTGCGGTCGCTCTGCGAAGTGGATCTGATGGCGGCGGTCGAGGGGAAACTCGTCGAGCGGCTCGTGACCGATCCGGTCCTGCTCTGCGACGTTCTTTTCGCGATCTGCGCGGAGGAGGCGGAAAAGAAAGGCGTCACCGACGAGGAGTTCGGCCGGTCCCTGGCGGGCGACGCCATCGACGCGGGCACCACGGCGCTGTTGGAGGAGCTGGTCGATTTTTTCCCGAAGCGCCGGCGGGAGGTGCTGCGGTCGGCGCTTCGGAAGATGGACGCGCTGCAGGAGAAATCGGTGAAGGCGGCGATGATCTTCATCCAGAGCCCCGTGCTGGACCGGCGCGTGGACGAGGCGCTAGCCGAAATCCTGTACAGGGCGGAACGCGAGGGGAGCGGCGAAAGCGCGGAGACGCCGCCGCCCGAGACAAGCGGAAGCGCGGCTGTACCGCTGCCGGAACCTGGGCCTTCCTCTACCAGCTCGCAGGCTGCCTCGGCCTGAATCCGGAGCCGCTCTCCCTGCGCGAATTGGTCTGGATGGCCGAAGCGCGCGCCAGGGAACGCTGGAGCCACACCGGCAGCATCCTGTGCCTGCTAGCCAACATGCACCGCGATCCGAAAAAACACCGACCTTTCAAACCGGGCGACTTCAGTCCGTTCCAAACCAAGGCGAGGCCTGCGGTCCAGGATACGGCCACGGGCTTCCGCGTCATGAAGCATCTTTTTGTGGACAAGGGCAAATAGGCTGTTCGGCATTTTGGCTGTTCGGGTTTTCAAGTCCGTGCGTTGCGGTCTTCCCGACAGTCCAATCGCCCACGGCCCAATGGCCCAACTTCGGAGGATTCGATATGGATTGGCAAAGCATTCTGGCGACGGTATGGGCGGCGATGAATTCCCCGGCCGGGATTACGGCGATGGCGGGCGTGGTTCTGTGGCTCCTGAACCGTCTCTATACCGCCAAGCCCCTGTGGGCCGAATACGAGGGCACGCTGATCGCGGCGGTCAAGCAGGCCGAGAAACTCGTGCCGGACGACAGCCCCAACAAGAGTCTCGCGCGGCTCGACGCGGCCTTGAAATACGCACTGCAGGTGTACGAATCCGCGAAGGGGCGCAAGGCGACGCAGGCCGAGGTGGCGGAACTGACCAATGGCATCCAGATGGTCCATTCGGACCTGGAGGCGGGCGGGCAGTTGTAACAGGCGCGAGGCCGGAGACCGGAGGAGGAAACAACCTCTCGCCTCCGCGCTCTCCGGCCTCCGGTCTGAAAGGGTTCTGCACATGGCCGCTGCAATCGTGTTGGAGGTGGCGCTGATCTGCCTCATCGTCTGGGCTCTCTTCGGGGGAAAATCAAAATGACCGTGCTCTGGAATCTTCTCTACGTGTTTCTCCGGGCGTTTCTGCCCGCTCTTTTCGAGCGCAAGCCCGACACCATGGAGGACGCCGCGCCGCAGACAGAACTGCGGGACCGCTTGCGCAGCCGCGTCCGCGCCACCTGGGGGCGCACCGCCGTCGTCGCGATCCTGCTCCTCGCGACCTGTTCCGCCAGCGGGTGCTGGCTTCAATCAACTCGCACGGTGTACGTCAAGGACGGCCAGCCCGTGCGCATTCGCGAGACGATCAAGAACGCCAAGGTCTGGGTGGTGGGCGCGGACGGGAATCCGGTAGCGGGAAAGATGGATCTTGCCGAGGGTTGGTACGCGCTCCCGATGGACGACGAAGACATCCCGCTTGGAACCATAACCAATGTACCCGACGGTAAGGATGCTGATCCGGCCAAATAGCGGAGGCGCGCATGATCGGCATGACGTCACGCGGCCAGTATCTGAATCCCCGCTTCGTGATCGCGGCGACCAGGAAAGCCGGACGCCGGGTATTGTCCAGGCAGGGCGCGTACGTCCGGGGCATTGCCCGGCGCAAGATCCGCCGCGCGCCGCGCGGAGTCACGCGCGACGTGCACGGCCGGTTTCAAACCGGCAACGAACGCGTCTCCTCGCCTCCGGGCACGCCGCCCTATACCCACACCGGCGCGCTAAAGAAATCCATCATCTTCGGCGTGGGCGAGGATTCAGTCGTCATCGGCCCGACTTACTCCGAGATCGGCCGGATCGGCCATACTCATGAATTCGGCGGAACGGAACCGGCCAAGCGCAGCCGCAAGCGCGCAAACAATTGGGTACTCGAAATCGGCGGCCACGGTCCGGTCGCCATCAAGAACGGGAAACCGGTGTTCGCCAAGTTGCGCACGGCGGCGCAAGTCGCGCGCGCGCGGCAATTGGCGAAAGAGATCCCCGGCGGCATGACCCAGGGCAAGCCGCGTCGGCGTTACCCCAGACGCAGTTTCATGGGGCCTGCGCTGGATGAAGCACGGCCGACGCTTTCGAAATTCTGGGCGAATTCTGTGCGGTCGGCGGGCTAACTCCGCTCGAGGAACGCACCCTTCTTTATCCCCTACAGCAATCCGTGACCACGTCTCAAGGACAATGCCATGGCTTCCGCATCCGGCATTCGCGCCGGAGCCGCTTTCGTCGAGCTGTATCTGAACGACGCCAAGCTTGTCTCCGGTCTGCGCAAAGCCCAAGCCAAACTGAAAGCCTTCTCCGCGTCGGTGACGACGGTGGGGCGCGCCATGCTTTCGGCCGCCACGGTGGCGGCGGTCCCGTTCGCGCTGTCCGCCCACGTCTTCGGCGGTTTCGCCGACAAGATGGCGGAAGTGCGGGCCGTCACCGGCGCAACGGGAGCTGATTTCAAAAAGCTGACGGATCTGGCGAAGGAACTCGGGCGCACTACATCCTTCACCGCCCAGCAGGTCGCCGAAGGCATGACCGAACTCGGCCGCGCCGGATACAAGTCGGTCGAAATCATGGCTGCCATTCCGGACGTGCTGAACCTAGCTCGCGGCACGGCTACGGATCTTGGCATGGCCGCCGAGATCGCGGCCGCCGCCATGCGCGGCTTCGGTCTTTCTGCTGAGGACACCACGCGCATCGCGGACGTGCTGACCGCCACAGCGAACAACTCGGCACAGACACTGGAGGACGTGGGCGAATCATTGAAATACGTGGCGCCGCTCGCGATGGAGGCAGGCGAATCCCTGGAAGACACCGCCGCCGCCATCGGCGTCATGGCCAACAACGGCATCAAGGGTTCGATGGCCGGAACTGCCTTGGCTCGCGCCTACAAGAATCTCGCCACGGAATCGGCGCAGAAGAAGCTGAAGGAACTGGGCGTCGAAGCCGTGGATCAGGCGGGGAATCTGCGCAAGGTCGCGTCGATCCTGGCGGAATTGGGCGAGCGCGTGCAAGGGATGGGGTCGGCGCAGCGCCTCGCCATTTTCGAGGAACTGTTCGGGCGCGGACAGGCGGCGGCCCTGAAACTTGCGGCTCCCGGCGCGGACTTCTCGGATTTGCAGAAAACGCTGGAAGGTGCGCAGGGCACGGCGGAGCGCACCGCCAAGACCATGGACGATACGCTGGGCGGCTCCTTCCGCATGCTGATGTCCGCCGTCGAGGGCGTGCAGATCGCTATCGGCGAGGCGCTGGAAGGGACGCTCCGCGCCTGGATGGACCGCGCCACGGAACTGGCGGGGAAAATCACCGCACTGGTCGAAGCGAATCGCGGCTTCATTGTCTCGGCCCTGAAAATCGTCGTTGTCGTAGGCGCGTTCGGCGCGGCACTTCTCGCGGTCGGCACGGCCGGATCGGCGCTGGCCTTTGTTTTCGGCGGCATTATAAGCATTATCTCCGCCGCCTCGACGATAATCGGACTCCTCGGTACGGCCTTCGCGGCTCTCCTGTCTCCCATCGGCATCGTGATCGCCGCCGTTGTCGGTCTGGGCGCATACCTTCTTTACGCGACCGGCGCAGGCGCGCAGGCGCTCGATTGGCTGGGCGAGAAGTTTGGCGAATTGCAGGCGAAAGTGCAAACCGTGTTCAGCGCGATCGGCGACGCGCTCGCCGCCGGAGACATCGCCCTGGCGGCGAAAGTACTGTGGCTGGCGCTACGGGTCGAATGGGAGAAGGGCCTCAATTATCTCAATACCCTATGGGAAACGCTGTATGTAACCGCCGCCGATGTGTTCGACCGCATCGCCACTTCTGCAGTAGATGTGTTTGATACCATTTATGTCGCCGTGCGCAACGCCGTGGACGGCATCTACAAGCTGATCCTGGGCGTGGGCGAATTTATCGGCAAGGCCTTCTGGACCGCCGTGCAGGGCGTGGTCGATTCCTTCGCCTACGTCCTCGACAAGATCATGACCGCCGGGTACGCGCTGCACCTAATCGACGATGCGGAACTCGTCAAACTCGACCGCAGCATCAAGAATATGAAGGAAGGCGCGAAGGGCTTTACTGACGCGCAGAAACAGCAGGCCGAGTCCTTCTACCAGGAACAGATCGGCGCGGCCGACACGCGCCAGCAGCAGCGCAACCAGGAGCTGAACCAGCGCACCATCGGCCGGGAGCAGGATTATGCCGCGCGCACGCAGGCGCGCGATCAAGCTTACACGGCGGATCTCGCCGCCTCGGAGGAGGCGCTGCGGCAAGCCCGGGCCGAATGGCTGGACGCTGTGGACGAAGCCTCCCGCAAGCGGAATGAAGCGGAAAGCGAATCCGGCGCCAAGCCCGAACCCGAGACGCCGGGTCTGATCGAAGAACTGAAAAAGAAACTGGGCGAGGCCGGGCAGGCGACCGCCTCCGCCGCCGAACGCGCCGTTTCCGTGCAGGGCACGTTCAACGCGTCGGCGCTTCTCGGCCTACAGTCCGGTAGCGTGGCTGACCGCACGGCGAAAGCGACCGAGGAGACGGCGAAGAACACGAAACACCTGCTGGACGAAGCGAAGCTGGGCGGATTAACCTTTAGTTGATTTGGCAACACGTTTGAGGACTTTTTCGGAGGTTAGTTCCTTGAGTGCGTCTTTACCTACCCATCGCGCGGTCTTGTTCTTGCTCTCGGAAAGTCCAGTCGCCAATCCGATCGCCTTTTCATTCAAATGCATGTTTCTCTTACCGATGTTCCGTAGCGCCCAGTTCACCGCTTTCCTGACGAAATTCCGATCATCCGTCGCGTATTTGCGGATCAGCGGAAAACACACTCTGATGAATTTTGTATTGCTGGCATCCCTGTCATGCACCGCAAACCAGCAAAACATGCCAAATCCTGTTCGACGCACGAATTCCTCAGGACGATGGCACCATTCAACCGCGATCTTCCAACCGAAGGATGTAGATGCAAAAAGATCCATAACGAGGTCGCAGATATCCCATGAATCGAAATCCATGATCCATTTTTCCGCAAGCGCTTCATCGGCTTCATCCGGCGGGCAGATCATACCAGCCAGAAGACGCGCTTCGTGAATCCCCGTTCCCCAAAGCGCTTCGGCCATATTTCGTGAATGCACCACGTTTCCCGAAAGCCTGCGCAGATCATGAACTGATGTCCCGAGGCAATTGTCCGTTTTGATGCCCACTCGTTTGATGCTTGCCATCTTTGCAGGGGTGGCAAGTTTTCGTAACGCGGCAATGATGTCCTCAACTCTATCAAGCATTGTCTGTCTCCGTACGTTAACTCTAGGTCAAACTAACATTCCGGTCAATATCACCACGAGGGAAAACATGACCGTCATCGTCACTGAGAAAGTTGATTCCCGCGAATCCACTACCGGGAAGAGCGCCACGGTGGATTTGAAGTATCTCGTCACCGGCACGGCTGATGACCTAGCAGCCAAAGCGGAGTTGGCTTCGACTGCACCGGCCTACTATGACGGGCTGGTGCGGCAGTCCCGTCACATCGAGCCGATTGGCGATCCGACCGTATCGCTGGCGTGGGAAGGAACCGTACGCTACGGCGTCTCGGAACCGCCGCCCGAGACGGGCGAGTCCTCCTTCTCCTTCGACACCGGCGGCGGCACGCAGCACATCACGCAGTCGATCTCGACGGAACATAAATACGCAGCATCCGGCCAGACGGCTCCCGATTTCAAGGGCGCAATCGGTGTCACCCGCGACAGCGTCGAGGGTGTGGATATCGCTCTCCCGGTCTACAATTTCTCGGAGACGCATTACTTCGCCAATTCCGCCGTGACCGACACGTACAAGGCGCTCCTGTTCCACAAGACCGGCATGTACAACAACGATTCATTCAAGGGTTTCTCGCCGGGTGAGGTGTTGTTTTTGGGCGCATCCGGCTCCAAGCGCGGCGCGGACGACTGGGAGATCACGTTCCGTTTCGCCGCCTCGCAGAACCGCGACGACATCACGGTTGGCGACATCGGCCCGATTTCCAAGAAAGGCTGGGAATACCTATGGGTGCGGTATGAGGACGCGGAGGACACTTCGGCCAAGGCGCTCATCAAGAAGCCGGTCGCCGCTTACGTCGAGAAGGTCTACTACGGCACTGACTTCACCAGCCTCGGGATCGGGAATTAGCCATGGGCGACTCGATGCGCAAGGTGCGTTCCGGCGCTCCGCTCGTCATTCCGGCGACAACCTTCAACACCTTCATCGACACGGCGCGGGATTTCCTCGACCGGCAAAACCAGATCCGGCGCACGGGTCTGCGCGACACGCGCCACAGCGGCATCGTGCTCGTGAAGAACGCTTCCGGCGAGGACCGGGAGCGGTTTCATGTGCTTGGGATCAAGGAAACCATTATCACGCCGTCCGACAACGAGGACGAGTTCAAGAACAAGGTTGCCCTCTCCGGCGAAACGCCGACCGAGGAGGATCACCGGGGCAAGTTCGTGGTTCTGTTGGAACCGCTCAAGACCGACGCCATCGGCATGGGCATGGCGCTCGGCCTCTGCCCGGTCAAGATCACGGTCGAAAACGAGGATCACGCCTGCGCCGACGTGAACGACGGTGAGGCCGCCACGCTCAAGAGCGCATCGACCGGTGCGGCGCAGATCCTCTGGAAAGAGGACGGCACCGGCGAGAAGTGGGCGGTCATCCGCCTCGGCACCCCGCCGGGATTGCCGCCCATCTACAAGACCACTGCCGATCAGAGCGGCACGACCGTAGAGGCGAAGTTGCTCAGGGCGGACGGTTCCCTCGCCGATGGCGACACCGAAGAACTGGACGTCTACACCGATGCGTGGAAGGTGCGCACGAACGATCTGCTCATTCTGACGCAGGATGCGGACGGCTTGCCCGTGGCCATGCCGATTCAGGGCTGCGACAACGCCTTCCCCGTGCCCGCCGGTTCCGGCGACAGCGCCGAGACCACGACTTGGGATATCAATGCCCAGCCTTCCGGCTACGGCGGCGTGCGCGTGGAGAAATGGTTCCGCCTGTACTGGTCCGGCACCTCGGGTGATCCGGTCTATCAGTTCACCCGCGAGGCGAAGTACGACTCGAAGGGCGCGCTTCTGTATGTCGGCCCCGAGGTCAGCTCCGTTGCCTTTGGCACCGATACGTGTGAATAGGGACTTGCCATGGCGATTATGTCCGAAAGCGCCTCTATCCTCACACGCCCTTCGGGCGGCATTCTCGCCACCGACTGCGGCGGCGCGGGACCATCCGACTCTTGCCAGGGATGCGCGGAGCATTGCATCGGTGGTGCTTTGACGCTGACGGTCTCGGGATTCGTGGACGGTGTTCCGTATTCCACGACTGAATGCTCGGCCTTGAACGGAACCTGGGTAGTGCCGTATGAGCCGCTGTCCTATAACGGCGTGGTTTATGCGCCCTGTCGATGGGCGCTCTACGAGGAGACCGATGTCAAAACGCAAATCGCCATCGAATGCGATGCGTATGTCGCGTATCCCAACGAATGGACGATCACGGTCGATATCTTTGAACTCGGGACGTGGCCATACGGCGGCTGGCGGATCGCGCTTGCGACTACGTTCTACAAAACGATCTCCGGCAAGACTGGCCCGGTGTTGCTGAATTGCTCTGGCGACCATCCGACCGGTTCCGGGCCGATCTTTTCCGGTGACGGCGGCACCTGGGTCGCCGGTCGTTGTCGTGATCAAACGGGGCAATTCACCATATCATGAGGAATGGCATGGATAGCAAACCGAGTTTCTTCGAGTCCGAGTCCTGCACCTCCCGGCTGCATTGCGACACCTGCCGCGCACGGCATGCGGGACGTATCTGGCGCGGCGCTTTGCGCAAGGCGTTCCGGCTGCCCGGTGTGGATTTCGATTGCCCCGAGGGAAAGGCGTGGATTGAGGATCGCTCCACGACGGATACCGCCGATGCGCCACGGCGCAAGCCATGTAAGGGCTGCGGAAAGACGGCACCTGCCGCCGACACAGCATCACCTATATATAATGAACGAAGCGAAACGCCCGTGGGATCCTCAGATTCGTGGAAGGAGGTCACCAATCCGCCACTTTACGGTGAAACTCGCGCCAGTTGCATAGAATGCATAGAGAAGCATGTCGGCGCAGCCATGGTCCTCCTATCCGAAACGAAGAATGGCTATCCCCATTACCTCCTCGCCGTGGGGCATCTCCACGAAGCCGAGGAGGAATCCCAGGCGTGGCCGGACCTCGCCGCAGCCATCCGCGCCGCTCGCAAAGCTCTGCAGTCGGACGGCACCATCCCCGATCTGCTGTCCTTGGCGGAACTACTCAAGAACGCGACAACCGCTCCACAGCCGTAATGGATTGATGTTCCTTCCGCGTTTACGGGCCATCCGATCTCCCCGCCATATCGCTTCCCGCCCACGCTTCTTACGGCGTAACAGTCATGCTCCTTCCTGAAGGCATTTTCACGATCAATACCACCTATTGGATGAAAAAGGCACTGAATAAGCGAACTATCTTTGCGCCATCGGCACCATTCACCTCCGGTATTCAATCCATATCAACAGCAGAAAAAAACGACTTGCCTGCTTTCCGTCGGCACGGCTCAGTGTCCGGGCCGGAGATTGGCTCGCGGCGGAAATAGATTTTGGTGCGTGATTAAAGGAGGATTTCACATGATCGATACCCGTCTGTCGGATGAAGAACGTCTGGAAGAGATTGGCCATCTTCTCGCCCTCGGTGCCCTTCGGCTGCTGGGAGAAAAACGCTGCAACAGCAGCAAAAAACGAGTTGCTGGCGCGCCCCCCGCAAGCCTCATTGTCCGTGACGGAGAGCGGTTCGCGGCACGAAAGTGCCTGCCGGACGGTCCGGCGCGAATCTCTCTCAATTGAACGGAGGCTTGATCATGGGGAAAACCATTGTGGCGCAGATCGCGGAATTGGAGTGCATGCCCGTCAAGGAACTGCGAACGAAGTGGGAGGCGCTCTTCGACGCCTCGCCACCGGCCAGTTCCAACCGAAAACAGATGGTCGCGCGGCTTTCGTACCGCATCCAGGAACTCGCCCTCGGCGGGCTTTCGCGCGAGGCGCGGGAGCGGTTGGAGACGATTGCCGGAACGGAAATGCCGGATGGAAACGGCAAGCCGATGCGGCACGACTCCGGCCTGCCCGTTCCCGGAACGAAACTCGTTCGTGAATGGCAAGGGCAACGGATCGAAGTGACCGTGCTGGAAAAAGGCTTCGAATGCGGCGGCAAACGCTACCGGTCGCTGAGCGCCATCGCCAGCGCGATCACCGGAACCAAGTGGAATGGCTGGGAGTTCTTCGGCTTGCGTTCGAAAGGCGCGAACGGAAAACCGGCAGGGGATCCGCCGTCGACTGCGGAGGAATAGTCCGATGAATACGGAAACCAAACAGCCGAAGGTCATCCGGTGCGCCGTCTACACGCGTAAAAGCACGGAGGAAGGTCTGGAGCAGGAATTCAATTCCCTCGACGCACAGCGCGAGGCGGCAGAGAGCTACATCCAAAGCCAGAAGCACGAAGGCTGGCGGCTCCTGCCCGAACGGTACGACGACGGCGGCTTCACCGGCGGCAACATGGATCGACCGGCCCTGGCGAAGCTGATCAAGGACATCGAGCGCGGCCGGGTGGACTGCGTGGTCGTGTACAAGGTCGACCGGCTTTCCCGCTCGCTTCTGGATTTCGCCACCCTGATGAATTCCTTCGACAAGCACAACGTCACGTTCGTATCCGTGACGCAGGCCTTCAACACGACGACCTCGATGGGGCGGCTTACCCTGAACATCCTGCTTTCATTCGCGCAATTCGAGCGGGAGATCATCGGCGAGCGCATCCGCGACAAGATCGCCGCTGCGAAGCGCAAGGGCAAGCACACCGGCGGCATGCCGGTCCTCGGCTACGACATAGAGAATTCGAAACTCGTGGTGAACCCGGCGGAGGCCAAAACGGTGCGCGACATCTTCCGCCGCTTTCTGGTGCTGCGCAGCCCGCTCAACCTCGCGAAGGAACTGAACGCACAGGGCGTCACCACGAAGGAATGGACCACCCAAAAGGGCAAGGTTCACAAGGACGGGCGCTGGAACAAGAGCAACATTTACAAACTTCTCAACAACCGGAAATACATCGGCGAGGTGACCCACCATGGCGCGGTCTACCCCGGCGAGCATGACGCCATCGTCGACGCCAAGACTTGGGAGCGCGTGCAGGAAATCTTCAAGGAAAACGGACGCTCCCGCGGCAATACCGCCCGCGCCCGCACCCCGGCCGTCCTGAAGGGGCTGCTGAAATGCGGCCATTGCGGCGGCTCGCTCGGCATCACCTACAGCCGCAAGAACGGGAAGAACTACCACTATTACCACTGCATCGCAGCCACGAAAAACGGCTTCGATTCCTGCCCCGTGCGCCGGGTGCCCGCCGCCGGAATTGAAAGCGCCGTGGTGCAACAGATCCGGGGGCTGTTGCGCGCGCCCGAGACCCTCGCCCTGGCGCACCGGGCGCTAAGCGAAGAGCGCACCTTGAACACGGACAACGGGGCGGCGGAAGCAACCGACCTACCCGGACAGAAGGAATTCGCGCGGGCCTTGGCCGACGTCGACGCCGTATGGGAGCATCTCTTCCCGGTCGAGCAGGCCCGGATCTGCCGACTCCTTGTCGACCGGGTTACGGTCAACCCGGACGGGATCGACATGCGCCTGCGCACCTGCGGCGTAAACGCGCTGTTCGGTGAACTGCAAAATACCGAGGAGCGGAAGGAGGCAGAAAATGTTTGAGAACGCCAGACTTGTCGAGGACGGAGCCATCCTCGAAATCCACATCCCCATGAAGTTCAAGCGCCGCGGCGGGCGCAAGGAGATCATCCTCCCGCCCGGTGCAGGCGATGACAAGACAGAAAAATCGCCAACGGCGCTGCAACTCGCGCTCGCCCGCGCGTTCCGCTGGCAGAAGATGCTGGATTCCGGGGAGGCGGAGTCGGCCTCCGAACTGGCGCGCGGCCAGGGAATCGATTCATCTCTTGTCTGTCGTACCCTTCGCCTGACCCTGCTCGCGCCCGACATCGTCGAGGCGATCCTCGACGGGAGCGAGCCGAGCGGCCTCTCCCTCGGTGATTTGCGCCGCCCGATTCCACTGCTTTGGGAAGAGCAGCGCAAGGCGCTCGGCGTTTCCTAGACGACCAAGCCCACCTGATTTCATTTCCTCGCACTGCCCACCCGCTACGAACTGCCCATCCTGTGGGAAGAGCAGAAGCGCGAATTCTCCCAGGCGTAACGCCGCTCTTCCGAGCGTTGCGAAATCCGCATAACAATAGTTGCTGCAATCCTTTCCGCATTTCCGCGAAACGCACGTTCCGCCGAATAGTCGTTGACGGCAACGGCGACCCCGTGTAACATTTTACTGTTTATCTTCAGTTCGAACCATGAAACCACATCGGCGCGGGGCTCGGTGTCTGGCGATGGAGATTCTGTTGGTGCGGGGAAGCGGATGCCGAACACGTTCAAGCCACTTTTCAACCGTCATCTCCTGACAAGCCGCATGGCCGGTTTCGGTCCGGCCTTGAACGACGAGCAGACACGCATCGTCGCGGACTGGATGCGCGCCGCGAACGATCCCGCGTTCCGCCAGGAAAAGGAAAAGCCCCATCAGGGCGAATTCCTACTCCAGCTTTTCGGCAGGCGACTCGGATATATCATCGACATCGGCCGCACTGACGAATACAGCCTTAGAGCCGAATCAGGTAGAAAGAGACCACGAAGGCGCTTCTTGGACAGGAACGACCATAGATGA